TAGATACTATCATATCTCCTACGCGCATTTGTACACTAAAAAATGTATTAGTTCCGGTTACTACTTTTGTTCCACCAGTATTCTCAATTGTGCCAAATACTTGTGTTGACTTTTCTTCAAATGCTGATCTAACAAGACATGATACATCAGTTCCCGCATTTACAACGGTGACAGTGGAAACTCCTGGAGTCTGAACAACATATGCTGTATCAGTTCCTTGAGTGTTCATTACATTATTGACTAAGTAATTTTCACTACCCATTGTCAAAACATCACCATTTCTAACTTCTTGAAACCAAATTGAATCAGATGTCGCCGTTACTAATCCAGTTGTCGCGTTGACCGCAACTGTTCCGGTGAGAGTTTTTGCTGCTTTATCAGGTCCACATACTGAAACCTTTAAACTATTTCCTCTTTCTCCCGCATATGTCGCAACCCACGGTCCATAAGTTCCCGTAGAAGATCCTCCTGTGGATGGATCATATGTGGTTTCGAATGCTTTCTTATTTTTAATTAAAACTGTCGCTCCCGCTTGTGTCGCCGCATAAGTTGTGTTAGCAGATGAAGCGTTTTTTGCTAAAGAGTTTGCTGTTCGTGAAATTTCAAGAACTCCACCATAGTTCATAAAATTTGATGCGGACATCCATGAAACATAATTGTCTTCGTTTGGTACGAAAAATTTAGCTTTTAAATCGGCGTCTGAAGCGACTCGTCCATTTTCTGGATCTTCGATGGGTCCCCATCTAAAGAGTCCTGAAAATCCCCCTATATTTGTGGCGAGAGTTGGTACTATGGTCGTTAAATCGATTTCTCTAGTCAGAACACCAGGACTAACTGTGAAGGGCATTTTTATTCTCCTATATTTATTATATTTAGTTGACTTCTAGCGTGTTAGCTCTTACGTCTAACCTACTTGAAACTCACCTCTAATTAACTATATTTATTAAATTTCGGAATTCCAATAGAGTCCTGATTTATATTCTTTCCAAACATGATAATCATCTTCAGCCACTACCTCAGATTTGCCATCATTAAAAAAGCCCAATGGTAATGAATCTTCATCATTCATTCTTTCTTGTTGTTCTAATAATTTTTTTCTAATATCAGAATCAGTAATTTCTTTAAAATATCGTTGATTCACTAACCATCCAAATAAAACTAAAGTCATGACTAAATCATCATGATATCCTTCCTCAGCCTGGAAAGTGGCACCTTTTTCTGCAAAAGTCATCAGCTCTGAAATAATATCAAAATCCTCAATTATTAAATGATCCTTCTCAATTAATTCTTTTATAGTTGTACAACCAGTTCTTTTAACATGTTTTGATGTAATTAAACCAATTCTAGAATTTTTCTTAAATCCCCCACTAACTTCTTGGCCTCCTTTATTTGGAGAAGTAAGAATAGTGTTTTCATATTCTAAATCATAATACAATATATCTCCTACCTGCATACCGTTTCCATTAGTTTCAATTAAACACCAAGACTTATTATATTGTGAAGATATTTGTTCAATTATATTTGGAAAAATTATTGGAGATATTTCATTATTTCTATATTTTGCGACAACCTTATATGGAATATCTGAAACATCAATTATTGTAAATGTTGAATAATCTTGACCAACTCCTGATGCTGTATCAACAAGGGTACAATAGGCATGACCTTCTTGTGGTTCAACATATACATCTAACTCTTTTTGTTTTCTAATTGGTGGCTTATAAGGCATGTTTCTTAATTTAGAAGGTTCAATCAATGTATTTGTAGATCCTAAAAATTCACACTCAAATTCTTGTCTCCATTGTCTTTCACTTGTATTGTCAATTGTTGTTTTTTTCCAAGCTTCATCTCTACCAGGAACATCACTCCAATTTACAGAAAATGGAATATAAGTATTTCTTCCTTCTTCTGCATCAATCCACATTTTATAAAATTTATTCATTCCATATGGTGTTGATACAATGAATACTTTTGTAGTGTTTCCAGAAGAAATTGTAGGATAAACAGAGTTAAAAAATTCTTCCGCTAAAGATGGTGGATCTACATGAGCAAACTCATCAAGGAAAATAATATTAAAAGCTGAACCTCTAACCGCAGAAGAAGATGTCGCTGCAGCGAGAATTTTACTACCATTTTCTAATTCAACATTACCTTTATTCCAAACAGTAACCCCTTGTTGTAACCAACTCGGTAAATGTTCAAAAGACATCTGCATTCTGCCCAAAAGCTCTCTCGCAGTATTACCTTTATTAGCAAGAATAGCAACTGCAACATTCTCATTAAAAATAATATAATGTAAAAGGTAAGATATAATTGTTGTTGATTTACCAGATTGTCTAGGTAGTTTTGAAATTACAAATCTATTATTATGAAAAATTTTGATCATCTCTTCTTGATAATCATATAATTTAAAAGGGACTAAACCATGATCAACATGAACAATCTGAACATAATTTTCTATGAAATGTTGTGGATCTGTGGCACATTTAACAAGTTCCTTTACTTGTTGAGGAGAAAACTCTAATTCTACGTTTGAATTTTTTAAATTTGGGTTACCAAGATAATGTTGTGCGCCCATTAGTCTTTTGCAAGAGATTCATAGTTAACTTCATTTTCTTTTAGAGCGATCAGACTATGAATATCATTTTTCATATCTTTTATATCTACTTGTATTGTTTTTACTCGTTCTGTTAATACAGCGATAGCTGTCTCATGAGATATTATTCCTGTTGTCATCCATAAGACCAACGCTAATATCGAGGACAAAAACGCCGCTTCAACCTTTGGCCAATGATGTATCATTCTTAACTATCTCTTGAGATTCCAGGAGCCGCATTGTATGCAACTGCTGTTAATGATGCTGTTCCGCCCGCCGAAGCGATTGTATCCAGTGGAGCTTTTCTCACTAACAACGCAAAATGTGGTGGTACAGATAGTGTTCCGCTATTTCCAGAACCATTAGTTACAGATCCATCTAAAGTTAAAACTACTGCGGTGGTTGCGTGAGAGTTCGCGCACCATACCAGAGTAGCAGTACCCATAGTGGTCGCTGATACTGTTCCATCAGATTTTACACCTTTTACACTTATCGCTTCCATATTTCCTTTAAATTAATTTCATTTTTCACTTACATATATTTATATTATACAGTTATCCAACCTCGTGCCACATTATAATATACTAGCTCTTTGGCCTGTCCATTTGTACTCATGACAAAATTACTCGTTGCTCCATCAATTTTATGAGCATTTCTATTGATAGTAATATTATTTGATGCAGCATTTTGAGATGCATCAACAATTCTTATATGATCTCCCATTACTCCTGTTTGTGGTAAAGTTACTATCAAAGCTGAATTCTCTACATCACACAATAACCAATCTCCCGCACTCGCAGTTCTTGCACCATCTATTTCCATCCAAATACCAATATCACTTGTATAAACTGGTGTTCTTTGATCATCTGCTCCAGGACCAACAGCACCACCCATACCTGCATGGTTTGCACAATAAATGTAAATAATATCGGGAGTATCCCAACCTGTGGTAATATTTACTTTTGCATTAGCACTTCCTGGTGTTCCAACATGTTCAACTCCTGTTGACAATGCTGTTCCGCCTGTGTGTGTTCCATCTGGAGATGCTGAAAAATTTAATATATGACCTGAATTTGAACCAGCACTTACATCAAAACGATATACCATTCCTTTTTGTAAACGAATGGTAGGTCTAATGTGTGTGGAAGTTTTCATTTTTTGTCCATCCAACTCAAAAACATTTTGAGATGAACTTCCATCATCTGCGACAGTTACTGCAATTTGTGATGTAATATTATTATCTACATATGCTTTAACTGATTGTTGTGTTACCAATGCGGTCGCAGAATTACTTGTTAAATCATCCTCATCTAAACAAGAATCTATTGAACCAAGTCCTGGTCTTGCTAAGGTCGCGACTCCATCATTAATAACTACTACTCCAGTATTAGCAGCGGAAGTGGAACTAAAATCTTTTCCGGTTCCACCAAACATTGTAGCAACTGGTGTAGATTGCCATGTTCCGGCGACT